GCGAAGTATTGTTCGTTCGGCCGCGCGCTTACATGTAGATTGGGCTGAGGGCAACGATGTTGCCCGCCGAAGTGCGCGCCTGGAGCGAAGCCGCGTCGGAGAGGGGCAATGCAGAAAGAAAATTTCTGGACATTGCAACCTCGCCGAAGGCGATCTCCCGCTCGTGGCCGAAGGAAGTAGGTACACCCAAACTACCCAATAATTCTCGAATGTCTCGGGTGCTGAGACGGTTTCGGATTAGCATGATCATTGGGTACGCAGATAGTGCACCACCCTCTACCTTATTCGTAAAGATGTGCTCTGCTACAGCGATGCTCTCTGATCGTTCAGTCCTGCCCTGTATCAGCACCAAAGGAGACCGGACACCCTCATCCTTGACGACTTGCCCTTTATTATAAGACGAGGCAGCCATAAGGGGGGTTGGATCTACTTTGGCGAGTTCCAGGGCACGACTCTCCACAGAAGAGACATGCGTGTTGAGGTAAGCCCGTGTTGCCATAAGTGGCCATTTGTCAGATAGAGGGGGGCTTATACCTCCATCGTTGCGGACCCGTACCGTGCGTATAAATTGATCCCGGTTGAAGCACGGTTGGCCTTCGAGGCTGATGAAGCCATCGAGGATGTCACCTAAGACACGGGGTGAGCAGTTAGAGTTGAATCTAACTGCTGAGCTGATTAGAGGACCAATCGAATTAGTGCGACCTCTATTCTTGACGGCTCTGCAGGATACGATAAGTGTGGTGAGAGCCTCTAGTGGGCCGAGACTCTTGTCGTTTGTCCAATTACCGTTGACCAAGGACGAGATACTCCTGCAGATGTATCCTGTAGCGTCCTCTTGGTTATATGCACAACGCAAGAACTCTGCGTTGAAATAACCAATTGACTGTTTTGTAGGGTTAACCCTGCACCCTACGCGCTTCACACCGTCTAGAATGTCTCCACACTCCTTGAGTGACGACGCTCTGATGTACACGTCGTCGCCGGTGTGGAGAGATATTCCGTGGTCGAACCACGATGCGCCAGCGCCCATCCTCAAATATGCGGCATTGAGGACGCTGTTGACGAAAGTTGTCCCCCTGTGACCTGACATCAAGGTACCGGTGACATGTCGAGCTTTGCCGGTTAGGTTGTCCATGATGTAGGTCTTTTCGAATGACGACACAAGTTGTGCCGTGTACTCAGGGGGGGCGTTGTACCTCGAGCAGATTTCTTCGAACACGATTTGCATTGATCTAGTACTGTGTTGCGAGTTAAAATCGTCATAGTCGAGCATCAAGTTGATGCCTGGTCTGCTCATGGCACCCCGGATCCGTCGAGAGATTCCCAATGTCCCGCCCTTTCCGGGGTCGAGCAGGACACGCTTGTTCTTCCAGTCCTTCTGTACTTGGTTTAAGATGTACGAGAAACCAAAGTACGACCGGGTGTCGCAAGCGAAGATAGCGCGAGTCTTGCCAGCCTCGACTTTTGAGCTGGGGGACACAAAGGTCGTCCCGTCCCAGTCCTCAAAAGGAGCGGCTGAGACTGCCTCAGCTGCCATCCTACGGTAGAAGCGGTCGTGTGTACCGTAGGAAGCCAAGTCAATGTCCAGTAACTCATTTGACTTGGTGGTTTGGGAACCATTAACGCACCATGCCCAGCGTGACGACCAAAAATCCGCGACGGTAGGGAGGTTGACATCTCCGTCGAGTTCCATGTCGATGATCGCCCTGACATGCATGCGTATCTCGTCATCAGGGGCGATGACGAGCTTCGGACGGACAAGTTCGGGGTCCGTACGGTAACCAATCTCCTTCTCCCAGTCCACTGCCCCAACTCCCTTGCCGAGCAGAGTTGTACCTTCAGTGAAATAGGAGCCGAGTTGGGTAGCATTCCATCCAAGCGCTTTGAGGACGGTAGATAGGCCCTTAGTGCGCTCAGGGTTCGTCACCATAGCGTGAGCGAACCGGAAGCCATCCCAACCCAGGTGGCTGTATAATGAGTGTCCGTAGATCATGATCATTTGGAATTGATCATCAGACACAGTTCCGGCAGTGAGTGCAAAAAGTCGTCCTAGGGAGTTTTCGGAGTAGAGACGACTAAATGCGCGACAGAGCCCGCCAGTCCTAAGGTTCGCCTTGATGTCTGCCGCGGGGGCAGACTTAATTGGGTGACACGCGCGCCGGAAATCGCGCGATACACCTGCAAGGGTCCCCACGTACTGCAACTCCGAGTTGATGTTTTTGGAGTGCCGAACAAAGGACGACAGGGTCGGGTGTGACGACGGGGCCAGAGGTGCCGCCGGTCCAAGGGGAAGTGCCATGTGGACCAACTTCCATACCGCATCGTTGTCTCCCCTGACGTGTATGGGGAACGGGAGGACGATGCAGCTCACCGCAGGTCCCAGTAACGGATGGATTCGATTGTAGCCCGGCAGAGAACCTTCGAATTCGATGCCGCACTGGGTTGTTGATCCACGGTAACGATTTGCAATCCACTTTGCGTTGATCTGGATGATTGCAAGGAGATCCAGACCTAACGGGCCTAAGGCCTCGGC